GCACCTCGTACCACCATCTTTAATGGGGATGGTGGAGACCCACTAAGTCACGGCCTCAAGATTAACCGTGACCTACCCATGTTGCATGGTAACTCTGGACTTCGCCGTTCCGTAGCCTAGGAACGACTGCATCTCCTTCGATACCATACAACTTAGCGACCACACCCGTTGCCAGCCCCCAGTATTTTTGTATTTCCAGGGGAACGGATGTTGGACTGACGATTTGGATCTCACGGTATTGCTCCGCTGTGATCCTTATCCTGGCCTTCTCAGGCCAGTTTCGGTGATGCAATACACAGTCACCGAGAGAATCAGGTCCATATAGCCGAAGGTTTTTCGGAATGTGGTTGCGAACGCGCGCGATTGCCTTTGCTAAAGGGAAATAGTCGTCCAGCCTGCGGAGCAGGTTATGGATAACTATGAAGTCCCCTACAGTTTCAGGTACATCGCGTATATACACACCTCTGACCGGCGTCCCGTTGTAGTAATCCCCGCCGCAACTTTCACGGAAAGGACCACTAACAAAAGATTTCTCTCTGTTCTGGGAAAAGCCGCAGTATTCCAGGGCCTTCGTCACCATTTCAGCGATCTCAACAGGAACGATTATGTCGTCTCCGTAGACACTGAAATTGACATTGGGGATAAGTTGTACCCCCATACTGTCAGCGATTGTCATCGCGATGCTTGCGAACAAAGCGGTTTCCAGCTCGAACGTGAACCCATTCCCCATACTCGAAAACTTCTCCAATTTATACCAGGAGCCGTTCACAGAGGTCATGGGGCTTCGGATTGCGTCCAAAACCGGGAACCACTCGCCCGTGCCGAGCTCAACGAGAGCCCGACACATAGTGTCGCTTGCTTTACGTTGGTCGAGCGTCGCTAGGGTTCCGTCAATACTTGCCTTTTGGGCAAGCTTGCGATGGATCTCCTGTGATTCCAAGCCTCGTTTTGCAACGATTAGGCCCCCCCAAAGGGGAACTTTGCGAGCAACCAGCAGAAAACCGTATCGACGTAAACCTTTACGAAGTGCATCGCCATATCCAAGCTGATACGAAACATTTCCACCGGGTTCAATTCCGATGGAGCGTCCGATCAGTGCATTCTTGGGTACGACATCCCAACGATTTCCGCGTACTACATCCTGATTTGGAACCAGGACCGCGGGTATCTCATAGAAGGACAGGAACCCTGCCTCCTTGAGTCGCTGAGGTATCACTTTCGCTCTGAAGCTACATAAGCCAATGAACAGCGACCCAGACCGAAGTCGGGCTATGCTGTCATCTGCGCCTGCAAAAGCGCGGGCTGCTTCTGGGGTAAAGCTGGGTTGTGATGCTATTTTGTCGAGAACCGTAACACGGCCATCGACGGTCTCAACTACGCTCCCCTTCCCAAATCGGCGCTTCACAGCGGACGGTTCGGGGGGTTTACCTACGAGAATGTAGAAGTTCTTGCGAACATTCCGGAAGAA